TTGTCGGATATTGCGTGAATATCAATGGTTCTCTCACCTGGATGTTTTATTCTTCCGACAGCGATTTTGTTGAGGAGACCCCATGATAAGACTACTTTTAATCCTACTGTTAATCCTGCCCTCTCAGGCTTTTTCTGACGCTGGCTTTATTGGCGAGGTGAGCGACAGTGTTGAGAGTGGCCCCACATATCTCGTTGATGAAGATTTTGACGCAACTGAAACACCAACTGGCTTTGCTACTTTGACAGGTACGATTACATACGATAATACGACTTCTCCGATCAATGGCGCACAGGACATGCTTGAGACTTACAGCGGGACAACTGTTCGCGCTACGTTGTCTTTTGATCCAGATTTAAGCACAGGGCATACATATCAGTTTAAATTCAAAGCCTCCGCCCTACCAGCCAGTGCAGATGCTTTTGTAACGCTCAGGAATGGCGCAACAGGGCAAGCATATCTCCGTTTAGATAGTGACGGTTCATTTGCTGCTTACGCGCCAGGAGAAGGGCCATCAGCGACAGCGAGCAGTTATGTCAGTACGGGTTCTGTCTATCAGGTCAGGGCGTACTATGAGCCTAGTAGCGGTTCAGATGATGGCACTTTCACTGTCGAGATTCGCCCGGATGGTGGGAGCTGGACGAGTGTTAAAACACAGACAAATGCGACCGGAACATCGGATATTCAAGATGCCTATTTCGAGTGGGAAACCACCGGAACGCTACAAATTGATGATTTTCAAGTTTTTGAAGGGACGTGGTAATGAGACTCTTTTTAGCGCTGGTCATTATCCTGCTTACATCCCAACCTGTTTTCTCAGCAATCACATTTACAGATGGTGTTTGGGAATCGACGTTTGACTGTACGGAGCAATCGCAGGGGTCTTTTTCGTGTGATGGACTTGGTAATGGAATCTATTATTCTTGCGACGATGGGGTAGAGGAAAAGTGGGATCAAATAACATCAGATGCAAACTATACTTCTGGTGATGGTGGTAGAGGGTTTCGACATTGGGTTGATGATGGGACAGATAATGACCATGGGGGAGGAATTGGAATGCTGTTCCCTTCAGCACAACAAGAGTTTTGGTTTCGTTTTTATGCTAGATATGAAGCTGGTTTCCAATGGGTATCTATTACCTACGATAAAGTTGTGTATGTATGGACTGAGAAGGGATCAAACGAAGTTCCGTATGCAGTCTTTGGGTTTGGGTATAACGATTCTATGATTGCAAAGGACGGGCTAGACCCATTTGGATCTCCAGAACCACCAGCACAAAACCCAATAACATGGAACGACATTATGGGTGGAAGTACCTCTGACGGTGAGTGGCACGCCTATGAATTTCACCTAAAGATGGACACTTTGACGGGTGGGGTTAGTAATGAAGATGGTGAAGTTCATACTTGGGTTGACGGTGTTCCGATTGCTTCAAAGACAGACTGGATATGGAGTGACGAAGATGCGACAGCAGCGGAAGGATTTCGTCATTTCCTTATTGGGAGCAATCAAAAAGAAGCAAACAATGGTGGATGCACCCCAATGGATTATGACGATATAGTTGTATACACAACCACGCCACCAAACACTGACTCAAACGGACACCCTTATATTGGATTGTTGGGGGCGGGATCGCTAGGAACATCAATGCGATCAGGGTCAACAACGATCACCAGTGGTTCAACAACTCTTAAATAGGAGGTTCTATGTCTTGGGGTCGTTGCAGAGCATGTGGCCACACTTTAGGCCCGAACGGTTGCCCTGATAAATCATGTAGAAGACACGGAAAGAGGTGAAATATGGATATTACAGGCATAGGCGCAGTAACTTCTTTTGCTGAAAATCTGCTAGACAGGTTTTTCCCGAAAGAGATGAGTCAGGAGCAGCGAGCGCAAGCTGTCTTAGCCATGTCTCAGGAGATTGAAACCAGAGACAAGGCAAAGGCTCAGATAATCGCAGCAGAGATGGCACAGGGAGACAACTATACTAAAAGAGCAAGGCCAACAGTAGTTTACGGTGGTCTTCTCATGATTGCTCTGAATTACGTTATCTTCCCAATTTTAGCAAAGATAGCAGCAATCTCAAACGGAATGCCTGAAGGGATTGATACTGTCTTTGAACCTGTCAACCTGCCAACTGAATTTTGGTGGGCATGGGGTGGTGTTGTGAGTGCTTGGGTTTTTGGCCGATCAATGGAAAAGAAAGGCAATGTCGGGCAGCTAACCTCATTAATCACGGGAATAAAAAAATAGGGATTTGCTATGTCAGAAGACCGCCTTGCCAGAATAGAGGGAAAAGTCGACAAACTCACAGAGGTTGTCACTCAAGTTGCTGTGCAGCAAAAAGATATTGATCACCTTACGGGAGAATGCGTCCGTATTGAGAATCGCGTTGACGTTCTCGAAAGTATCCCAAAAAAGGCAATGTGGGCTGCTATCGTTGCGGCCATTGTCGCTATGGTTAATTTATTTGCAGAAGGATATGGACAGTGAAGTGTGACGGAAAAACAGAGGTGTATTCCCGCGTTTGCGGATTCTTTCGACCCGTACAGCAATTCAACAAAGGTAAGCAGGAAGAATATAAGGAACGTCTAAATTTCAAACACAAGGTGGAACGAAATAATGGACGAAATACTACAGTACGCGACTCCGAAACAGCGTGAGTATTACATAGCAACACAGGAAAAATCACAATCACAGGTAGCAAAAGACTTCGGTGTAACTCAAAGAACAGTTGAAAAAACCCTTCAGACATTAAAGCGCAACGCTGCAAAAAAAGGCTATTCCCCAGAACATGGGATGACTCACACCGTCCCTGACGGATTCCACGTCAAAGGCGTATCAACTTACTATAAAGACGGTGAACAGGTTGCACAGTGGGTCAAGTCAACAACCGACAGGTCAGAGCGTACAATAGAGGCCGTAGAATCCGCTGTAAGGGATTTAATCGAAGACGTTAAGGGTAAGTATAGGGTTGTTTCTCCACCAAAAGTTTGCGATACGGACTTGCTTGCTGTTTATCCAGTGGCTGATGCTCACATAGGGCTTTACGCTTGGGCTGAAGAGTCTGGACAGAATCACGATACTGACATGATGATAAAAGTCCTGACTTCATCAATGGCGCAAATGGTCGATCAAGCCCCATCCTCAGAAACAGCGTTGATAGTTGATATAGGCGACTATTTTCACACGGATACAAACAAGAATCAAACCCTTGCTTCTGGGAATATTCTCGATGTCGATACCCGCTGGAAGAGAGTTTATGAACTTGCGGCAATCGGATATAGACGGCTGGTCACTATTGCTCTTGCAAAGCACAAGAAGGTGATTGTCAAAGCCGTACCAGGGAACCACGACGAACATTCGGCCTTTACCAAGGCGATGCTGATGCAAGCTTTTTTCGAAACAGAAAAGCGGGTTGAAGTCCACCTTCCTTACAATCCTTTCGAGTATCATATTTTCGGCAGCAATCTTCTTGGATTCAATCATGGGGAATTAAAACCTGACAGGCTCCCTTTGATTATGGCAACAGACCGGGCGAAGGAATGGGGAGAGACAGAAAATCACCACTGGTTTGTCGGACATATCCACCATAAAACGATGCACGAATTTAACGGATGCATTGTCGAATCTCTGAGATCCCCTTCCGCAAAAGACGCATGGACACATAAATCAGGTTATCGGAGTGGTAGAGACTTGCAACAGATCACCTACCACAGAACGAGAGGCGAAATATCAAGGCAAAGGATAGCGATAACATGAGCGACATAGACGAAAGAATAAAAAAACTAAAGGAAGAAGTTGAGCTTCTTGAAAAGATAAAAAAACTTCGTGAAGACCTAGACACGAAAGATTGTCCGGTCTTTCCAGACTACCAGCCACCACCATTTAACCCAAACCCATATCCGTGGAGACCAACATATCCACCATATTATTTTCATGACGTATGGTGTTGATATGAGCGACAGACTGATAGACTTCGAGCGTGAAAACTCAGCGCCAGAACTCCTAATGCGAGCCTCAGAGCTTCTAACAGACAGAGGTAAGGAGTACGATTCAAAGTCTGGTGAGAGGTCAATGGGAAAGGCTATCGAGGCGTTCAACGCGATCACAGGAATAGGACTGACAGAAGCAGAAGGCTGGTTGCTCTTGCAGGTTTTAAAGGACGTGAGACAGTGGCAATGCCCTACCTATCACCAAGACAGCGCAGAGGACTGTATCGCTTATTCAGCTTTGAAAGCAGAGGCATTGGCTTATGACGCTAAGTGACAAACAGGCAAACTTCTTAATAGACGTGGCACAGCTTATCTTCTGGTGTAAATCGCGTGGCTATAAGGTCACAGGTGGCGAACTCTTCCGAACAGCCTACCAGCAAGCCGAATATATACGCAAAGGCTACTCATCGACAAAGCACAGCAAGCACCTTAAGAGACTTGCCATTGACCTGAACATCTGGGTTGACGGTGTGTCAATGTGGAAATTCTCTGACGAAAAGCTGTTAAAACAAGTCCTTCAGCCCATCGGTGATTATTGGGAGTCGCTACGAGTTGGTAATGTCTGGGGTGGAAACTGGAAAGTTCCGTTTGATCCTGGTCATTTTCAACATGGCTAGTCTGGTCTGTGCAATCCTGATCGTCTTGCTGTTGACTTATCTTAATACTCTGCGTTGACAAATAGCTGAAATATGGTAGTATTATTGAATGAATCCTACTAGAAAATTTATTCTTATTGCTTCTACATTAATTTTTATCGTGGTTGATTTGTTATTTATTCCATTTTACGTTTTAGGCAGAATATTTGAACTTTTAAGCCAAGCGCTATATGGAATGAATGATGAGCCTGGTATGTGTTTAACAAAAACATGGATTAAGAAAATCACCCCGCTCTGCTCAGATAGACGCTGAGTATCTTAACGTATCACATAATTTACAATTCACCAGTTTTTGTAAAATATAAGTAACATTCTTGGTAACTATCTCGCCTTCCCTGTCGACTTAACAACCTTTTTCCTACATATCCGCCTGATATGGCGATTTAGCATAACTGTCATTTCCCGCAACTGCTTTTCCCTTCTGCTGACAATGTATGTTGCTTTAAGTTTGCTCACGCTATGCCCTAGCCACCTATCAATAATATAATCAGCATAACCCAACTCTGCTAATAGTGTCGCAGCCGTTCTTCTGCAATCATGTGGAGTGTACCCGACACCCCTTCTTCGTGTTGACATGGCCAGCGATGTTTTATCAGACAACCTTTTCAGCTTCAGCCGCCTAACGGTCACAGGGATATACACAGCCTTAGTTGATACCTTACCACCCTTCCTCTGGTCAACGTCGATCCAGTGGGCGCTCAGTTCGCTGTAGTGCGCTTTTATCTCTCCACCTCTCATGCCAGTGCATAGGATAGTAAAGAGATATTTATCAACCTCATTTTTTGACTCACATAACTGATAAATTTGGTCATGTGTTAGGACAACTTGGCGGGGTGGATTTTCGGGGAGTTTTGGCAGATAGGCGCAGGGGTTCACTTCAATTAAACCAATGCCGACAGCATAACGGCAAACTTTTGATATTTTTTCTATAGTGATATTCGCTTGACGTGGCGTTGTTTTCTTCCTCTCCTGGACACGCATTATGTCTGATTTTTTCAACTCAGAGATTTTCACGTTGCCGATAATCGACAGAATATCCCTGTCATGAATGCGCTGAAATTCAACCCCGTTATCGGCATAGGTTGAAGCATAATATTTTTTATAACCTTGATAAACTTCTTTATATGTCAGGAGGGGTTTATCGAGTTCTCCCCGCTCTCTTTTTCCAATCAGTTCTCTGTGCTTGTCTCTTGCTTCTGAGAGAGAGGTTGACGGATAGTTACCTATCTTTATCCGCTTTTCTTTTCCGTTGATTCTGGGAACGTATTGGAATACTTTATTTCCAGATGGGTAGACACGGACAACGAAGCACTCACGATCTCTGACATCATACGCTGATGCTTTTGGCTTGAGTCCTATTAACTTTCGATCTGTTATCATGAGGTAGCTTTCTGAGGTAGCTTTTTGAGTGACGTATAAACGTAACACAATGATAACAGAAAGTACCAAAGCGTTCAATAATATGTTAATTATTCAACAATATTAAACCTTTAAGTTGTAAACTATTGAAATTGTGAATATCGAAAAAAGCCTCACACGCTTTTTACAGAATTGCCAACCACCCGTTATATTTATATTTTATGTGATTCGTTATGATGTGAGGTAGCTTTTGAGGTAGCTTTACGCCTTGCCACCCTGATTGATACAATTCTCTTTAACTTCCGATATTCGGCCTCCTGTTCGTCTTTCGTTAGCTGCGTAAGCAGCCCAATAAACCTAGTCATAATCACCCTCCGTTAAGACTTAAACTGCCACCACAAGTCTTTACATGTGTTCAGGTAGTCCTGATATTCCTCCATGTTTTCTTCTGCTAAGAGGTCAAGGGCTTCTAGTATCTTTTTCGCGTCACCAAAAGTTATATGCTTTAGCTGCGACAGGAAAAGACACGGATCATCCCCGAAACATATCTTTGTCACCGTTGTTCCAAGAAAATCAGCAAGCTTAATAACAGCGTCACATGGTGGGGGAGATTTTCCCATTTCCCACTGTGACATTGTTTTCTGTGTGACGCTCACAAATTCGGCACACTCTTTTTGGCTTTTGCCAACTTCCTCCCTTGCTTGTCGTAAATACATTAAATACCACCTTTCTGATTTCGCAAACCTACCAAAAAAAAATAATTAATAAAATAGTAAAAAAAGTTTGACATGAGGTAATTAAGGTATTAAAGTTGTATCAAACGGTAGGCAAATACCACTAAGCCCTGCCGAGTAGAAATTAAAGTTTAACACAAAAGGAGGTGATGACAAGTGATCGGATTCGTAACGGCAAAAGAATTTGCAAAACTTCTTGAAATCTCAGAGCGGCAATTAGGTCGAATGGTTGACGCTGGACAGATACCGCAACCGCTACCGAGGGTTCAAGGTGGGAAGAGGTTATGGAAGGAAAAAACAGTCCACGAGGTGATGAATGGCGGAGAGGCAGCATGAACAAGACAATCATACTAAGAGCCAGCGACTACCCTACCCACGCCGAAAGACTTAAAGTACAGCGAACGATTGAGTCGGCAGGGTTGAGGGTACATTGGGAGGATTAAATGAATGAACTACATCGGGGATCTCAAAAATTTAGACAAGCAATCCAAGCCTTCTGGCGTGAGCAAAGCACTTGTTCTCGTTGTGGAGATAATCGTTTTAATTGCACTTGTGTGGTTGGTGATCAGTTCAACACCAGCGGCAATAGATCATGCACTTGGCATTACGCAGAGCCAGACATCTGGTAGCGAAGTCACACACCGTTATCTGACACCACAGCAGGATTACGAGAAGTATTAAGGGGGTAGTTATGAGCAGATATCAAGATTGGTTTGAAATCGAATTTACCCACCACCACGACAAATTTTTAGCAGAAGTCGAAGTTGAGCAAGACGGTTCATTTGAGATTATCTACCTCAAAACGGACGCAAATATCGTTGAATACCTTGAGGACTCTTACGACTTCTTCATGACAAAACTTGCACCGCTCGTATCAGAAAAACTAGCAGAACAGCGCATGACGCAAGACGAATGGCAAGCCGATCAAGAAAGAGAGGCGATATGAAACCATCATACCTCGAAAGACTCTACCAGCGCAGCAAGCACATCGAACTACAAATCAAACTCGCGCAGTCGGAGGAAGCTAAATCCTACTGGAGCCAGCAGAAAGCAATGGTCGAGGATTTAATCGACAAAGAAGAAGAGGCTGAATTTGCAGATTCGTGGGGAGGTGACGCGGCATGACTGATGACATGACAACCAGCCAAATACTGACATACCTGGATAACGTTGAGCAACCTGATAGATACCTCCGCTTAAGTTATATGGGGTGGTACGACAACGAGATTATGGGGGAGATTGGAGAGGAAGATTATGACACAACAGATTGCTAAAAAAGAAGCGGCCATGCAGACGGTCACACCAATGAGTCTTCTGCAAGCCGCACAGGAATCAAATGCAAGCGTTGAACAACTTCAACAACTCATGGAATTACAACTCAGGTGGGAAGCCAACGAAGCGAGGAAAGCATATAACAAAGCTATGTCTGACTTCCGAGAAGATTGTCCGACAATAGCAAAAACCAGACAAGCCCACAATTCAAAATATGCTGGACTTGCTGAGACAATCGAGCAGATCAAACCATTCTTGGCGAAACATGGTCTATCCCACTCATGGAAAACCAAGCAAGACGGACAAATATCTGTATCTTGCACAGTAACCCACATACTCGGACACTCAGAAACAACAGAACTCTCTGCCGATCCTGACAAATCAGGAAGTAAAAATTCAATTCAAGCGATTGGGTCAACTGTTGCCTACCTTGAGAGATACACGCTGTTTGCAATTCTTGGTCTGGCAAGCCGTGAAATGGACAATGACGGTATTGATGCAGAACGCGATTCTTCAAAATTCATCAACGAAGACCAGCTTTCAAACATTGAGGCGCTTGTCGCTGAAGTCAAGGCCAATGAAAGCAAGTTCTGTGCATATATCGGGGTCAAGTCTTTGGCCGACATTCCGGCAAATAAATATAACTACGCGGTTGAGGAATTGGAAAACAAAAGGGGGAAGTGATGATCGAAATTATTGACTGCGTACAGGGTGAAAAAGAATGGTTTGAAGCAAGGATAGGAACCCCAACAGCAAGTATGTTTGCAACGGTCAAGGCTGGCGGTAAAGGTGGTGGGGAAAGTAAAACAAGAAAGAAATACATGCTTCAGTTGCTTGGTGAAAAGATAACCGGACAACGACAAGAGGGTTATTCAAATCATCATATGCTGCGCGGTCAGGAGATGGAAGAATCAGCACGCATGGCCTATATATTCAAAACAGGAAATGAAGTTCAGCAGGTAGGATTTGTCAGGAACGGAGACAAGGGTGCAAGCCCTGACTCTCTGATAGGTGATGATGGACTTTTGGAGATCAAAACAAAACTCCCAGAAATCCAGCTTGACCTGCTCCTAAACGACAAGTTCCCGACTGAACACACAGCACAGGTTCAGGGGCAGATATGGGTTTGTGAGCGGGAATGGTGTGACTTCGTTTCCTACTGGCCTGGGCTTAAACCTTATATCAAACGGGTCTACCGCGATGATGAGTATATCAAGAAACTTTCAGAGGCCGTAGACCAATTCAATAACGAACTAAATGAACTTTATCTTAAATACGAGAATATCTCGGTTTAAAACTCAGAAAGGCAGCATAGATGAACAAAAAAGAAGCAATACAGGCAATGCTCAACGGTGAGAAGGTTAAAGGAAAGGGGTGGATTGATGAATATATTTTTTATAACGAACACGAAAATAAATTTATGGATGAACTTTGTGAACCTGTTGATTTAAATGACTTTTCGAATACAAAAATATACTCAATCCACCAACCACCAAAACAAAAAGTCAAAAAATGGTTGTGGATTTGTAAAGACAATTATGGGCCTGAGTTTATTTCTGCATGTTTATATGAAAATGAGGAAGAGGCGCAAAAAAGGACTAACCATAGAGTCATAAAACGCGCCGACTGGTCAGAAATCGAAGTGGAGGAATAGATGTTTGAAATCAAAAACTTTCGCGTGAAAAATATTGAATCCTTCCTCTCACTGAAGGGGGAATTCACGGTCAAATTCAAAGCATTGGAACTCAACAAATTCCGCCTGATGCAAAACAGGAGCGGTGAGCTTTACGTTGCTGAACCAACCGATAAGCCATACGAGAAAGACGGGAAGAAAATTTATCCCCGCTTCTATTTTCTTGCAACAGAACTCAAAGACCAAATCTGTGAGAAGGCTTGCGAAGAATTGCACAAGCAGGACGTTCAGACAGTAAACAATACCATGAACGATGACTTTGGAGACGTGCCATTCTGATGAGGAAATTTGACCCAGACAAAATAGCCCATGAACTCTCTGAAGCAGGGAAAGAGTGGGCCGAGGCTGAAGCGACAGCGAGCCAACTAGAAGAACTTAAAAAGGTTGTGCTCGCTCAACTCAAAACACAGTCAGGCGAGAAGTCAGAGGCAGCAAAAGAAACAGAAGCCCTGGCCAGCGAAGAATACAAAACCCATATTGTCGGCATGGTCGAAGCTAGAAGGGTTGCGAACATCAAAAAAGCGCGATACCTGACAGCTAAAACGTGGGCTGAATTGAAGCGAACTGAACAGTCTAATCGCAGGGCAGAAATGGGGTTAACCTAGTTGCCACATCCAGAGGATTTAGCGTTATGAAAGTTTTAGTTGCGTGTGAATTTAGCGGAATAGTCAGAGATGCTTTTATAGCACAAGGTCATGACGCTATCAGTTGCGACCTACTACCGACTGAGAACCAAGGGCCACATTACCGGGGTGACGTTATGGATATTATCAATGATGGATTTGATTTGATGATAGCACATCCTCCATGCACACATTTAGCGGTCAGCGGCGCCAGGTGGTTCAAGGATAAAGTCGAAGAACAAAAAGAAGCACTTGAGTTTGTTCGGCAGCTATTAAATGCACCAATTCAAATGATAGCACTGGAAAATCCAATCAGCATTATCAGCAGCAAAATAAGGAAGCCAGACCAGATTATTCAGCCGTGGATGTTTGGTCATGGTGAAACAAAGGCAACATGCCTATGGCTGCAGGGACTGCCAAAGCTCGAACCGACAAATATTGTTGATGGAAGAGAGGCAAAAGTCCACAGAATGCCCCCAGGTCCAGAAAGGTGGAAACAGCGCAGCAGAACATATCATGGAATAGCCGAAGCAATGGCTACTCAGTGGAGTTCGTTAAATGAGAACGCAGCATGATGCCACCACTCGAATGGTGCATCAAAAACTGTACCTGTTCCCGCTTCGCAACCTTAAAAAAGAGGCCGATCCGCTGCATGGCCGGTTACTGTAAAAATCCGGAGGGAATCAAATATGTTTCCAAAACCGAAAAGATGGAAAAGCAAAAAATGGACGGACGCGGCAAAGGGCCAGCCCTGCACTATGTGTCTGGTGGGATGCAATAACAATCCAGAGACAACCATATTTGCACACGCAAACGGCGCTGGAATGGCAATGAAAGCCGATGATTTTAACGGCGCTGATATGTGTAGCAACTGCCATGACATTTATGATGGACGGGTTAAATCTAAATATAGCCGTGAAGAACTGAGAATGCACTTTGAAGCGGCACGACTTGAGACAATCAGAAACCGACTTGAGAGAAAGGTTGTCAAATGAGCAATTTTTTCTGCGAAGTGTGCGGGGCTTCATGTTGTGAAAATAACCAAGGCTATTATATCTCAGGGTGTGAACATTATCCACCAGATATTATCAAGGATGGTTTTGGTAACGAGTGGGCTAATTTTTGCCAAAAATGCCACAAAAAAACAATAGAGGTTGTGAGACCAGGGAAAGTTCAGTGTAGGGAGTGCGGATAATGGCAGACAAGGCATGGAAGGCATTTGAGCGTAGGGTTGCAAGCTTCTTCGGTGGCGTTCGCTGTCCTGTACTTGGCACAGATACAAACGCAGATGTAACCCACGACACCCTTTTTATTGAGTGCAAGCAGCGAAAGAAGCACAGCGTTGTGACCTTGTGGGATGACACAAAAAGAAGGGCCACAAAGGAAGATAAAACACCTGTCGTTTGTTTGTCAGAAAAGAACAGGCCAGGCTTCTGGATTGTCGTTCACTCAGATGACTTAATGAATTTGTAAGTTACCAATAACTTAGGAGATGGTTCATAAAAATGCAAACACTACTCTTTAAAGATAAGCAATATACGGCGGCAGAAATAGACGGAACTAAATTTGCTGATGGCGCACCAGATGGTAAACATTATTGGCTTACACCTCCAGACCTAATGGAAAAGCTAAATCAAAGGTTTTATTTTGATCTTGATGCTTGCCCGTACCCAAAGCCTGACAACTTTGATGGATTAACAGACCCTTGGGGGATGAGTACATATGTTAACCCACCATTTGGATCCATTATTCATGAAGGGAAAAAGAAGGGGCCAACAGCGTGGGCAAGAAAGGCCATTTATGAAAATGGGCTAGGTAAACGCGTTGTCATGGTTTATCCGATAGATAAATGGGTGTTGATGCTTTTGGGTGCTGGTGCTGTTGTTGAAAATTTAGGTGATGTTAAGTGGTGTGCAACAGAGGACGGTAGCGAGGGGAATGGAACTGGTCGACACATAGCAATGTTTATTCTTAATTAAAACAGAGCGTAAGTTACCAATAACAGGCGAATGTCTATAGTAATGTCTACCTCGGAGGTTATATGAACATCAAAATAAACAATCAATTTTCAATCACCGGAGACTCTTATAATTGGGTCGTTCAAGAATGGTATGACGGTAAAGATAAAAACGGAAATCACAAGAGACAGCACAAAGACAGCTACTACAGCAGCCTTTCTCATGCGCTGAAAATAATCTCAGAGAAATCATTGCTTGGCTGCGAGTCTGCTGAGGAAATACTTGACCGCCTTGAGAAGTTCAACGCTGAAGTTTTAAGTGCTCTCGGAGACTTTGAAGGAGGGATAGCAGCATGAAAACTTTTTTGATTTGTCCTGTTCGGGGCGTTGATAAAAAAGAAACTGAATCAATCGTTTCTAAACTTGAATCTGATGGTTATACCGTCCATTGGCCACATAGAGACACAGATCAGACAGACGATGTTGGTTTGAGAATTTGCGGTGATAACCGTACAGCTATTTGTAACGCGGATGTTGTTCATATTGTTTGGGATGGAAAAAGCCAAGGGTGTTTATTCGATTTGGGAATGGCGTTTGCTGAAAGCAAAAAAATTATACCAATTAAATTACCTGAAGCGACAGAACATAAGTCGTTTCAAAATATGGTCATGGCATGGTCAGAAGAATAATTAGGGTTTTCCCGCGCAGAACAAAGGCTACTCCATCCGATGATCTGGTGAGGATAAATGAACCTCCTGGCTTTTTTGATGACGCTGAAGAAATACATATATCAGTTGCTTTTACGTGGGATATACAAAGGGCTGAAGAATTAGCGTATCAGTGGGATAGAGTAGCTAAAGTTAAGGTTGGCGGACCCGCAATGAATAGTATGGGCGAAGACTTTATTCCTGGAATGTATACAAAAAAAGGATACGTCATTACGTCAAGAGGGTGTCCAAATAAATGCTGGTTTTGCTCTGTCTGGAGAAGAGAAGGAAACGCAATTAGAGAACTACCAATAACTGAAGGGTATAACCTACTTGATGACAATATTTTAGCTTGCTCTGATGATCACATAAAAAGAGTTTTTAATATGCTTGAAGTTGGGAAAAAAAAATATAAAAAGCCAGTTGAATTTACTGGTGGGCTAGAGGCGGCACTTTTAAAGCCGTGGCACTGTGAAGAAATATATAAACTTAAACCAAAACAGTTGTTTTTTGCCTATGACACTCCCGACGATCTTGAACCACTAATTAACTCTGGTGATATGTTATCAACAGCAGGGTTCAGAATACACCATCAACTAAGGGCTTACGTTTTGTGTGGCTATCCAAAAGACACATTTGAACAGGCAGAAAAGAGAATGTACCAAACGATTCAGGCTGGTTTCATGCCGATGGCAATGCTTTATCGTGACGCAGACGGGATAATGTCGAGAGATTGGATGAGGTGGCAGAGACAATGGACAAGGCCAGCATTAATGCGAAGAAAGATCAACGAAGCAGCATAACAACATCTAGTACCAAAAAAGCAAAAAGCCAATTATAACCACAATATCTTGTGCTATGTTGTTGACATTTGAATGGTGTTTTGGTATAAAGATAAGGTCTGGTCTTCAAGAAATAAATGGAGTATGAAATGAACAACAAATTTGCTATAATTCCCCCCGGCTCACAGAGCGTTAATACTCCTATGGAAGACCAGACACCTTCCCTTGGTTCATTGCGCTCTGTGGGCCTTTTTTGTGTCTGGAGTCCCAATCATGGCTAGACCAACCAAACAAGGGATTGATTACTTCCCCATAGACTGTCAATTCGATGAAAAAATAGAAATGTATATCATCGAAACTGGCGCACTTGGCTTGTCTGTTTTAATCACTATTTGGCAAATGATTTATCAGAATGAGGGGTATTTTGTTAGAGACAACAAAGATACACACTTGTTAATAAAGAAAAGAATTGATGTTGGATTAAATGACATTTCAGATTGCATAAAGGTGTGTTTAGAGCGTGATATATTCGATTTAGGAATTGCAAAAAAACACAAAATACTCACATCAAGGGCTGTTCAAAAAAGATATTTTGAAGCAGCAAAAAAGAAAAAAGTTGTTTACGTTGTTAAGAAATATCTCTTAATTTCAATAGATTCATACGAAAACACAATTTATTCAGACATAAACGAAGTTTCATCTGGAGGTAATGCCACAAAGGAAGAAGTAAAGGAAGAAGTAAATGTAAATGAATTGTTCATTGAGTTTTGGTCTGAGTATCCAAAGAAGGTTGCAAAACAAGAGGCATTTAAAAGTTTCAAGAAAAACCACAAACACTTTACGGAAATAATGGAATCGCTTTCTATCCAGAAAAAAACACATGATTGGACAAAAGAGAACGGTAAATATATTCCACATGCTACAAAGTGGCTTAATAATAAACGATGGGAAGATGAGATAGAAGAGGAGAATCAAGATGATAGATTCAAATTTCTTCAAGAAGAAAATAACGCAGCTTGAAGCAGCTTTTGGTTATGAAATGCCAGAAAATAGACTTTCTATTTATTGGAAATACCTCAATAAAGAATTTGACAATAAGAGGTTTGAATATGCTGTAGAGACTTTAATCCTTAACTGCAAGAGATTTCCAACAATAGCAGATTTCATGGAGGTTGGTAGCGACCACAGGACTCTATTATGAACCTTGAAAAATATATTTTAGGTGCATGTCTTTATCCAGAAGTCGTTTCAGATATTCTAACCGTTGTTTCTGTTGATGACTTCCAGGTTGAAACGAATAAGCGAATCTTTTCCATTATCGAAACTCTTTATCAGAAAAATGTCACTCCTGATGTTGTCACTATCCTCTCAGAAGACCGGACACTTCCGAGTGATTATATGTCAGAGCTTCTAGATGAATGTTTTACCGTTGCAAACCTGCCATACATGCTGACGAAGTTTAAAGAGTACGTCGAGCGTAACAGATATTTAAAACTCACAAGAACACTGAACGGCCTTGATAGCGTTGACGAAATGAGAGCAGCGATAGAATCAAGCCTTCAGGAAAAACAGACCACAACCGCTGAACACGCTTCAAAACCACTTAAGCGTGCGCTTGACAGCATGGAAGTTGCTTTTAATAACCGTGGACAGATTACCGGAGTGCCAACAGGTATCCATAGGGTAGACGAAGAACTCTCAGGACTGCATAAAACCGACATGATCCTAGTTGCAGCTAGACCATCAATCGGTAAAACGGCCCTTGCTGTGCAGATAGCTGAATACGCATGCCTCGATAAAAACGTTCCCTCTCTCTTTATCAGCCTGGAAATGTCAAGCGATCAACTCATATCACGAATGCTTCTCAGCCGAAGTAAAGTCAACGTATCAAAAGCAAGAAATGGCCTGTTTGTCGAGAACGAATGGCACAAACTCACGTTAAGCGCAGGAGCTATCAACGAAGCGAAACTTTATATTGACGATTGTTCAGGCGTGACCATTGAAGCCATAGCAGCAAAAGCAAAAGCAGCAAAACTCAAGCACAACATTGGCTTATTGATCATTGACTATCTTGGTCTTGTGTCGGGCAAGGGAACGGAATACGAAAAAATAACCAACGCCTCACAGCAGGTCAAAATGATCGCAAAGCAAGTCAACATTCCTGTTGTTTGCCTTCACCAACTAAATAGATCAAACCTCGGAGGAAGACCGACAATGAATGAACTCAGATCCTCTGGACAGCTTGAACAGGACGCTGATGTGATTATCCTACTACACAGGGAGAAGAAAGAACCCGTCGAGGATTGTGAGTTGATTATTGAGAAAAACCGCCACGGTAAAACAGGAATTATACCTCAGACATGGAATGGCCCGATAAACAGGATAGAAGAACCAAAAACAGAATACGACTACGCAGCAGGAGGATAAAATGAAACAATACGAAATAAACCTTTTGCTAAAACAAATAGAAGACCTTGAATCTGCACTCGCAGAAACAGAACGCATGTGTCGAAAAGAAAAGAAGCTAAAGGAAAAGTGGCGGAGCTTGGCAATACATGGGAGGAAGGCGGCATGACAGGAAGAATAAAATGTTCAGACTGTGGATCAGAAAGCTATCTTTGCGAAACAACAAAGCTTATTTGCTATTCATGCAGAAATAGAATGCAGAGCGATATTAACCACTACTTTTCAAAAAGCGGCGGTCTGTCTACTCAAAATAAAAAACTTAGGAATGAAATCAAAGAACTGAAAAAACAACTCGCCCACTGTGAGAAGGCAAGGAAGTTATGGCGAGATCGTTTCTTCGAAAAGACGGGGAGAGCGCAATGAAAAAAGAACTAACATTTAAGTGTAGCAGATAAGGTTGTACTGAAATGATAACCAAACTGATAGATGAGAAGTATCTGACAAAAAGCGGAAAGAGAAGGAAGAGCTTTTACTGCAAAAAACACGAAGAAGAAAACCGCAAGAAATACTACACTGGACGCAAAACAGAAGACATCAAGCAAATCAATCACAACAACATGGAAGTCAGGCATTTAACCAAAGCAGAAATCAAAGAACTTGAGAAGATATATCAACCGCCACTTGGAAACAAAAACCCACAGTTTCATCTTGACTGTGCATAGCTGTGAAAGGGGATAGATGATGGGATCGAACTATACAAAGGAAGAAAAGACGAAAACAATGGTAAGAGAACATCGGTATTTTGTTGTTAAATATAAAGACATGCTCAAATATCTGACGGAAGATGAGCAGCGTAAAATGTGTGATCTCGGAGGGAAGATTGAACGTGGCCGCGAAAAAGATGGGCGTGGTGTTATGGAATGCGTCTGCGTGGAAAAAGATTGGCAAGAATATGATGACACATGGCTAGCAATAGCGCGGAGAGTTGATTATGAAAACGGGATAATAAGCCCTATTGTTTCCGGTGTTGAACAAATTAAGAGGTATGGACATTCGGCTATAGAGGAGAATCACGAACGAAAGCCGTGAAAGGGGATAGTGATGGAAGAAGAATGGAGAGTATATCTAAAAGAGAATGCTCCTGAGCTTTATAAGCAAATGCTTAATTCGATAAAACACCAATCAAATTGGAGAGACAGGCAGATTGAACAACTCCAAGAAGAGAACGTGAGGCTTCTTAATGGCTTAAAAAGACTGGCAAGCCCAGAAGCATTTCATATCTCAAAAACAACAACCAAAGAAGATGTTATGAGGATGGAGTATGCAGAGCAAATCATCAACTCCACACCAGAGATAGGTAAGGTAGCTGCTGCGATTGAAAAAGTAACAGTCGAGCGGTGCGCTGAGATAGCAGAGAATCATTTTGATGGACGGCATATGGGAAGACCTATTGGTGGTATTATAGCCAATGCTATCCGCAATGAGTTCGGGCTAGATACTGAGGAGGAATTAAATGAATAAAAAACAGGAAGAACTACTAAGGAAGATTAGATGGCATGAGGAATGTATTAAAAAGTTAAAATTTAAGTACAACAAAACAGGTAAACCACGACTTGATTTTCAAATAGACACCGATCCTATGTGCTGGGACTAAAGGCCTTATGAAACCTCGTAAATACCCTCTTAACAACCCTGCCAAGGAGGAATAAATGAAAACATTACTCACAATTATATTTCCAGCGGAAGAAAGCAGAAATTCGTTTTTGTCTTGGCTGTCAGATGGTGGTGGAGAACAGCAGTTTTTTGAAGCATCAAAAACCCACGACAAAGAGCCAATTACAGAAATGGACTACACAAAGGCATTTGTTGCGTGGGGGTATAATGAAGAGACAGACGGACAACCCGTTGTGATCGCAAAATAAACAACCCTGCCAAGGAGGGTATATGCTCAAACAGACAATCATCTACACAGCACTAATGGTGATGGATTTGGAGTGTGGCGCTCAATGCAAGGGAATAACAGAACGCTACCAGCGCCAAAGGTCAAATAAAAGGACATGGCTAGAGTGGGCGATCAATATCACTAAAAGGCTCCCAGATGACCGCAAGGCACGAATCCAGATCATTGATTATGCTAGGGGTGTAGGTGATGAAACCTGGAGAGTAAAAAAATTTGTTGACTCGATACCAGATGCGGTATGGGAAGAGGGAGAGAAGATAGCGAATGTCATATAAAACTACTAAATCTTGTGGTTGAAAATAAAAATAAAAAAAATTGCAACAACATGTTGACAAACCATAGCTGTTATAGTAAATTTACTAATGACACCACAGTTGTCTTTAAATTATAAGTATCTCTCACTCTCCCCCTTGTGAGTTAACCCCGACTTCAACCTCCTGAGTCGGGGTATTTTTTTAGGTGCGAAATGGACAATCTCCTATCAAGATTTTATGAGTTAAATCAGATCGAGAAAGAAAGGCTCGCACAAGGTGAGGCGCTAGAAGAGCCTTGGTTGAACCCTGTTGACTCTTTATCTGGTGGTCTAGCAACGCTACCAAAAGGAGCTATAGCGGCGCTGTCAGACTTCCTGATTGACATACCTATGTCACTCGTTCTTGAGGGTGTAGCAAACGAAAACCCAGAAGTTCTCAAGGCTATGTATGTCGGTAAGCGGGGGATGAAGAATTTAGGCATAGACGCAGGAAAAGACTTGGCAGGACAGTTCTCAGGTTTATGGGATCAGATGCCGAGGCTTGAGATTGATGATAGTGCGGCAAGATATGCCAAGCCAGGGAACTGGCACTCTGCGAGGATGGCACAGAAACGCGACCCGCTACTAGAGTTAAATGCTGGTGGATTTATCAGAGACAGCAACCTGCCTGACGAATTACTTAGCATACCCATCAATTTAGAGGATATGTCAGGCGGTAGTTACCACCGGGTGACTAGCATAGACCCAGAAAACATAAGGCTAGGACGCGATAGCAACGAAGACCTCCTCCACGAACTCCAACACGCAGTACAAGAGAGAGAAGGATTCGCAAGGGGTGGGAGTCCGGAGAGTGTTTTAGATTTAAGTTCCTATGATAAGGCGATCAGGAAACTAGAGCAAATAGATTATGAGTTAGAGCAGTTGCAACGAGGTGGCGGCATACCATTAACAAAGTATGACGAGTTTTCAAAACTATCTAACCAACGGACTCCTCTAGTCAAGGTAATAGAGCAGTTCGACAGGCTTATGAATGATGGGGTTGAAAGAGTTAAGGCATATAAACACCTAGCCGGAGAAATAGAAGCCCGTGACACCGCTCACAGAATGAACCTCACTCCTGAAGAAAGAATGAGGACTCAACCACTATCAGGATACGCAGTACAAAACGGCACATTCGGCCCAACCTATGATCCTAATCCTATTAGCCTGGAGGATTTCATTGTGAGGATGGAGTAAAGCAGAAAGTAAACCAATGCCAATCTACGTATTCAAATGCCACACATGCGGACACACAAAAGAGAAGCTAACAACCGCAAAGGCAAAGATAATCTGTACTAAGTGCGGCGAGACAATGACAAAGCAAGTCAGTCTACCTGGATACCGTAGAGATCATACAATTAGAACGGAGCAGTAAACCAATGACACCAAAGCAGCAAGCATTCATAAAAGAATATCTGATTGACCTGAATGCCACTCAAGCTGCGATACGTGCGGGTTACTCAGAGAAGACAGCATATTCTCACGGACAAAGGCTGTTGAAAGATGTTGAAATACAATCCGCTATCAATAAAGCACAGGCAGAACGCTCAGAACGAACAGAGATTGACGCTGATTACGTCCTCAAGACAATAAAAGAAACAACTGATGCCTTACGTAGAGGAGACACAGAACGCAACGCACAGGCAATATTTAAAGGTTGTGAGCTTTTAGGCAAACACCTGAAGCTGTTCACAGATAAGGTTGATTTAAACGGCAACTTCTCAGTGACGATAGAAAGCAATGACTCAAAATGTCTCTAGTCCTGACAGACAAGCAACACCAAGCTATAGACATGCTGGGAGGAAAAGCAACTCACAATCTTTTATTTGGTGGTTCACGGTCAGGCAAGACGTTTTTGTATGTCCGAGCTATCTGTATAAGAGCGTTAGCCTCACCGGGGTCGAGACATGCGATCTTGAGGTTTCGCTTTAATCATATCAAGGCTTCGATTGTTTTAGACACGTTTCCGAAGGTCATGACTTTATGCTGGCCTGGAATGAAATATCACGTTGATAAGACAGACTGGTTTGCTCAACTTGGCGACGGTTCTCAAATCTGGTTTGGTGGGTTGGACGATAAAGAGAGAACAGAGAAAATACTCGGACAAGAATACGCAACGATATACTTAAACGAAGCGAGTCAGATTCCCTACAGTTCTCGAAATTTAGCATTAACCAGGCTTGCACAACAGGCAACATATACGAAGGCTGGTAAAGTCCATAATTTACGGCTGAAGATGCTGTATGATTGCAACCCACCAAGTCAGGCACATTGGACATATCAGTTATTCGTTAAAGGGAGAGATCCAGAAAGCAAGCAACCGATAGACAAAGATGACTACGCTTCAATGGTCATTAATCCTATCGACAATAAAGAAAACCTTCCAGAGAGTTACATTAAAACCCTTGAGTCGCTTCCACCGCGCTTGAGGGTTCGCTTTTTGGATGGGAAATTTACAGACATAACCGATGGTGCATTGTGGACTATCGAAAGCATCGAGACATACAGGACGCTTGGTGATTTACCGGATATGCAGAGGGTTGTTGTTGCGGTTGACCCGTCTGGTTCTGGTGATGTTGATAACCTTCAAAATGATGCAATCGGTATTGTCGTTGCTGGGCTTGGCGTTGATGGTAATGGCTATCTCATTGAAGACCTTACCGTTAAAGCTGGCCCGTCGACTTGGGGAAATGTGGTCACAACGGCATACGAACGACACCTAGCCGATTGTATTGTTGGAGAACAGAACTACGGCGGCGCAATGGTCGAGCATGTCATACAGACAGCCAGAAGAAGAACACCATATAAGAAAGTCACAGCGACCAGAGGCAAGGTTGTTAGGGCCGAACCTGTTGCTGCATTAGCTGATAAAGGAAAGATAAGACACGCTGGATTCTTCCCAGACCTTGAAGATGAACTCTGCGCTTTCACAACGGCTGGTTATTTAGGTGAAGACTCACCAAACAGGGCTGATGCTTATGTCTGGGCGTTTACCGAACTATTTGCAGGAATTATCTCAGGGCCACGCAAGAAATCAAAACCAGTTCCACAGCCTCAAGGCTGGATGGGGATGTAATGGATAAAGTTAAGCTACTCAGTACAGCTAGAGAACGCTTTCAAGAGTCGATGGAAGCTGAACGCCACATAAGAGAGGCGGCAATAGAAGACATCCGCTTCGAGAATGGTGAACAGTGGACAAAAGAGGAAGAAGCCGAGCGTGTTGGCCGCCCATGTCTGGTCATTAACAAAACCGCAGCAACCGTCAAGCAGGTGTTGGGAGAAGCCAGAAAGAACCGCCCAAGGATTAAAGTTCGCCCCGTCGATAATCAGGCAGACCCGAATACCGCAGAAGTCTTTACGGGAATGATCAGGAACATTGAGAACATCTCTGACGCTGAGACAGCTTATGATTACGGCCATGATTGTTCTGTTCGTGGTGGCTATGGATTCTGGAGAATCATAACCGAGTATTCCGATGACGACACCTTTGAGCAGGATATTAAGATTTCACGGGTCAACAACCAGTTTTCTGTTTACCTTGATCAGTCTGCACAAGAGCCTGATTATGAGGACGCTCAGTATTGTTTTGTCACCGAAACGCTGACACGGCAAGAGTTTGAACGCAGATACCCGAACAAAGAAAACGCTAGTGTTGAAGTCGCTGAAGGTGAAGACGAAGCAGGATGGTTTACCTCGGATTCCGTGAGGATTGCAGAGTATTGGTACAAAGAGCCAATCACTAAAACGCTCTATCTTCTAGACAACGGCATGACCGTCGAAGAGAAGCCAGAACCACAATACCAGATGATTCAAGACCCGATTACAGGAGAAGAGATACAACAGGACATAACACCGCAAGTTAAAAATGAGCGAAAAGTTGAAACTCACAAGGTCATGTGGTGCAAGATCGCTGGAAACGCTCTTTTAGAGGGGCCGCAAGAGTGGGCTGGCAAGTATATTCCGATTGTTCCCTGTTTAGGTGAGGAAGTCTGGATTGAAGGCAAGAGACATCTAAGGTCTGCTATCCGTTGGGCCAAAGACCCGCAGAGACTTTATAACTGGTCACGCAGTACCGCCGCTGAGACAATCGCTATGGCTCCAAAGCAGCCGTGGATAATCACAGAGGAAATGATCGAGGGCTACGAAGATCAATGGAATCAGGCTCATAGAAAGCCTATGCCATATCTTATGTACCACCCCGATTCACAAGGACGTGTCCCACAGAGACAGCAAGCCTCAATAACCGACACTGGCGCACTCAATGAAGCCATACAAGCCTCGGACGACCTCAAGGCAACAACAGGTATCTACGATGCTTCTTTAGGTGCAAAAGGGAACGAGACTTCAGGCATTGCCATTGCACGCAGGCAGGCCCAGGGAGACACGGCAACATTCGTCTTTACCGACAACCAACAAAGAGCCTTGAAATACACAGGTAAGATTCTCGTTGACCTGATACCGAGGATTTATGACACAGAGCGTGTCGTCAGGCTCATGGGAGAGGACGGTAAGGAAGGCTGGGCCAAGATTAATATGGTCGATCAAATGAGCGGAGAGAAGCAACTTGATTTATCCGTTGGTAAATATGACGTGGTGGCCGATGTGTCTCCAGGATACGAAACAAAGCGCATGGAAGCCGCCGACGGAATGGTTCAACTCCTGACTTCAGCGCCGAACTATGCGCCGATTATCATGCCGCGCATTGCCAAGAACCTTGATTGGCCTGAGTCTGATGAGATTGCACAGGAAATGCAGCAAATGAATCAACCGCAACAACCTTCACCGAAAGACCAGATGGATATTCAAAAAGGCCAGCTTGATCTTCAAGGAAAACAGTTAGACAACGCAAAGAAGCAAATGGAAGTCCAGAAAGAAGGAATTGACGTTCAACAACAAAATGCCGAGATGACATATAAGATAGCAACACAAGCCGTGTCCGATGTCTTAAGACAAATCGGGCTGATGAGGTAGAAAATGAGCTACGGAAATAACAACTTACTAATGGTGAAAGGCGCTCAATACATTACGTTTGGCGCAGCTTCGGATTCAACAGACCTTCATCCGGGAACAATCGGGGTGACACTCAGGACAAGTGAAGACTGTTGGATAAACATCAACGCCGCAGCCGCCGCTCCTGGAGCAGAAAAGACTTTTGGATCAAGCTTTCCTTTAAGAGCTGATGAGTCGATTGATATTGCTGTTCCGTGGTCAACTGATGCAAGCCCGGTCAGTATCCACGCTATCCAAGACTCAACAACAGGAACGCTTGACATTATCGAACGGGGCGAATAGTCCATAGGGCTTACAGCCCACACCGTCTTAGGACGCACCGACTGTCGGGAGACAGCAAGAAAGGAAACATCATGGAAGAGGAAACCACGGGCATTGAGCCTGCACAGGATGAGATCGAGGATTCATCCCCTCAAGAAATCAGTGAGGATGCCACTGACGAGCAGGAACAGGAAGGCGAAGAGGTCGAACAACAGGAAGAAAAGCCGCGAAAGAAGACCGCTCAAGACCGCATCAACGAATTAACGTGGCAACGGGAAGAAGAAAAACGTCAACGCGAAGAAGAACGACAACGGGCCGACAGGCTGGAACAGATGGTTCAGGAACTTGTCAACAAGAACAAGCCACAAGAACCTGAACAGGTCAAGTATCCAGAAACACCGCCTGTACCGCCTGACCGCTATCAGTATGACGATGACGAGCAATATTCCCAGGCCATGCAACAGTACCAGCAAGGTTTAGCGCTATTCGTCCAAGGGCAAAACAGACGCGCACAAGAGGAACTTCTCAACAACGTAACAAAGCACAGACAACAACAGACCGTTGAAGATTTTATCAACGAGACAGTCACAGAAGGAAAGGCCAAATACGATGACTTTGATCGTGTCGGCTTCATCCCCAGAGGCATGGAAGGTGTCTTTGCACAGGCTGCAAACCCCGTTGATATTGCCTACAAGTTGGGAACAGATCGGGCTGAACGAGCAAGGATTCTCAGTCTTCCTCCGCAACAAATCGTCTTTGAGATTGCCAAAATGGATGCACAATTCAGCGCACCGCAACAGAAAAAAACGACAGAAGCTCCACCTCCGGTCAAACCTGTTGGGGGAAAAGAATCAGCATCGAACGATTGGCTGAACGACCCGAACATTTCCCCTGAAGAGTTTGCACGACGGAGAAACAAACAAATTTACGGATAAGGACAGTCGGGAGACTGACCGAGGCTTTGGCCCTTCATTGGGCCTCATAATTTACCGCCGGGAGGCGGAAAGGACTACAGACAATGGCTAACTCATATTTAAAACCAGATGCCATTACGAAAGAGGCGTTGAGGATTCTTCACAACAACCTCGCTTTCGTTGGGAGCATCGACAAGCAGCACGACAAGGAAACAACCTTCGGCGGCCAGAAGCGTGGCGCTTCAATCCGCATCCGAAAACCCAATCAGTATAAAATTCGTACCGGCTGGACAATCGACGCTGAAGATCAGAACGAACAGTACGACACCTTGACAATCGGAACCGTCAAGGGTGTTGATATGAACTTCACTGACGCTGACCTTGCACTCGATATTGACGAGTTCAGCAGACGTTTTATCACTCCTGCTGTTTCACGGCTGGCCGCAGAAGTCGATCTGTTGACCTACCAGAACTGTTACAAGTCTGTTTACAACCTTGTCGGCACAGCAGGGACAGCGCCGAACGCTGCTCTGACTTATCTTTCAGCAGGGCAGAAACTGAGCGAATTTGCCACCCCGATTACGGATCGCAAAGTTGTTATCAACCCAGCAGCACAAGCCGCAACCGTTAATGCACTGACCGGATTGTTTAATCCTTCAGGAGCCATCTCGAAACAATACACAGAAGGTGCAATGGGTAAGGCGCTCGGATTCGACTTCATGATGAGTCAGAACGTTCCTGTCCATACCTGCGGAAGCCGTGTCGGGACTATCCTGATCGACGGAACAGTGTCGACAGAAGGCTCATCCACAATCCATGTCGATGGTCTGACCAACGCCACAGATACCTGGAAAGAGGGTGATGTATTTACCGTTGCCGGCGTTTACGCTGTGAATCCTGAAACCAAGGAATCCACTGGTTCCCTTCAGCAGTTCGTTGTCACCGCAGACGCCACAGCAGCTTCGAATGAAGTTGATTTGACCGTCTCACCGGCCATGTATACCTCTGCAAGCGGTGGTCTTCAGACGATTGATGCCTTCCCGCAAGATGGAGCCGCTGTGACTGTTGTTGGTACGGCTTCGACCGGATACGCTCAGAATATGGCCTTCCATAAAGAAGCTTTTACTTTTGCTTCGGCTAACCTAGAGATGCCTTCTGACGTGTCTTTCAAGTCTCAACAGGCAATGGACGGAATCAATATTCGTATTCTGCGTCAGTACGACATTAACAACGCGAACTATCCTCTGCGTCTCGATGTGTTCTTTGGGTCTTTGGCTCAACGTCCGTCGATGGCTTGCAGGATCACAGGTTAAGGAGAATAGACAATGGCTGAATATTTAGGAAGTGGAAGCCCTGACGGTGTATGCCTTGGGCGCTCTGATGACAAGGTTGCTCTCTTCGGTGAAACTCCGGTGACGCAACCAGCAATGACCGTGACTGTAGGGACAGATATTGCCACGGTGATTCTTGAACTGGCCGAAATTCGGGCCGCTCTTGTCTCTCTTGGATTGATCGACGCTTAGATGAGAGTTTATATCGGTATTCCGATTTATGGGGGAGCTGACGCACAATTTATCAGCTCCCTCCTTAAACTCAGGGTGGTTCTCTGTCACCTCGGATGGGAAACAGAGGTCGATCTCCATAACGGCTGTTCAATCCTGACAAAAGCCCGTAACGAGATCACTCAGAGATTCTATGAGTCTGGGTTCGACGTTTTACTGTTTCTCGACGCAGATATGGTATTCGATCCGGTTTCCGTTATCAATATGCTACGCGACTCGGAAGAATTCTCAGCAATCCCGTACAGATACAAGAATGAAGAGGAAAAATACACCTGCATTGTCAATGATGATGTTGAGTTTGTCGGAACAGGGTGTATTGCGCTGAAGAGATCATGTATTGAAAAGATGCTGGAAGCCTATAAAGACCTGAAATACACGGATAAAGGAAAAGAATACTACGCCCTGTTCGATTTTATCCTTGATAGCGGAAGATATTGGGGAGAGGACTATGTTTTCTGCCAAAGATGGAGAGACATAGGCGGGAAAATAACCATTCATAGTGAGGAAATCGGCCATATCGGGTCTAAAACCTACACTGGAAAGTATAAACATGAAACTCGATCATAATCAGTGGTTTTACCACAAAGACAAGGAACCAAGGTTGTTTTTAGAGGGTGAGATCCTTCCTGATGGATGGGTTGATACCCCGGCAAAGTTCGACCAGGAAGAAGAAGAGCCGAAGAAGATAGATGAAATGACGAAAAAAGAGCTTGAATCCTATGCAAAAGCCTTCGGCATTGATCTTGACCGCAGAAAGTCAAAAGCCAACATGCTGAAAGACTTCGAGGATGAATTAAATGACAGTCCAGAGTTTGATTGACAGAGCATTACGAAAACTCGGTGTTTTAGCTTCTGGGGAAGCCGCTGACGCTCAGATGACCAGTGACGGGATTGAAGTCTTGAACGATATTCTCTCTCAGTGGTCTTCACAGCGCTGGTGCATCCATGAAGTCACAACGATTGAATTGTCCCTGACTTCGGGAACGGAAGAATACACCCTTGGAACAGGTGGTGATCACGCCACGCGTCCGGTTAAGATTCTCTCTGCTTATCTGAGAAAAGACGGGTATGACTACCCACTGAAGAAACTCTCACGCCAGGCATACGACCAGATCGGAGATAAGGACTCTTCAGGGATTCCAAACTCTTACTATTACGAACCCTCCTATCCTCAAGGGGTGTTAAGTGTTTATCCATCTCCCGATTCAAATGACACAATTCATCTCAAGTGCTGGACGGATTTAACAGAATATTCATCTGCAACAGATGTTATCAGTCTACCTAATATCTACCGTTCAGCACTTGTTTATAACCTTGCAAGAGATTATGCCTCAGAGTTCTCAATGAAAATACCTGAGAATGTCGCTTTAAGGTCGGTCGAAACGCTGAAACAGATTAAAAAGCTGAATGTCCCTGTTATTCCGCAGATTAGAACAGGCCGCTCAAAAGGTGGCTATGACATAACAACTGACACCTATCACGGATAATCTATGGCGCTGATTAATCTCATACAAACAACAATCGACGAAAGACAAAGACTCGCATCTGAAGTCAAGGCATTAAACATTGTTATTGCTGAAATGTCAGGAGATATTGACATGACGGTTAAGTCAGCAACAGGACGAGCAAATGTCAATGACCTTCCATCATCTGCTAAAACAGCTTTGGGAAATTTTCTCAGTGGAATTGCTGAAACCAAACAGCAGGAACTTGATGCCTATGACGCAGCGGCTCAACAAATTCAAGCAATCATAGAGGGTTTATAATGGCTGATACAAAACTAAGCGCATTGACAGAAGCAACAACGGTAGGTGATGCGGATGAATTTTATGTCAACGACTCAGGGACTTCAAAGCGCATAACGAAAGCAAATCTTGAAGACGCAATGTCAATCACAGCGAGTCAGGTTTCAGATATTACAGCCACAGCCGCTGAAATCAATACCCTTGATGGCTTTACGGGTGACGTTGATGACCTGAATTACGCTGCCACACTACAGGGTACTGGGGTAACTGAGTCAGAATTTGATACCCTCGACGGTTTAACAGCATCAACAGCGGAACTCAACGTCCTCGACGGAATCACATCAACCACAGCGGAATTGAATAAACTTGATGGATTTACTGGAGATGCAACGGACTTAAACTACGCTGCTACGCTACAAGGCACAGGTGTTTCTGAGGCTGAGTTCGATAAGTTGGACGGCCTGACAGCAACAACATCAGAACTCAATATCATGGATGGTGTTACTGCGACAACGGCAGAATTGAACAAGGTCGATGGTTTCACTGGAACCTACCTTGATTTGAACTACGCAGCATCCCTAAGAGCTACTGGAGTCACAGATACAGAGTTTAACAGGGGCTTAGATGGTCTGACCGCAACAGCAGCAGAGTTAAATCACCTTGATGGAATCACAGCTACGGTAACTGAGCTAAACCATACGGATGGAGTAACCTCAAACATCCAAGATCAGTTTGACGCTTTGACAGATCGAATTGCTAGTTTCACCGCAAACTCAGGCGGCGATGTGATGGGTTTTTCTCACACAGGAATAGAATTTACGTCTGGGGGTAATGAACCTGTTTTCGAAGGCATATGCCTATCTTCTGGTACGCTTTATTCAGTGTTTAATGCTGCATCCAGTGGCGGCACAGCAACTATGCGTGTTTATGTAAATGACGTAGCTACAGGAACAAGCCATACTGTTGGTAATCTTGGCGACAAAGAAGACTCGTCAATTACAGTCAGCGCGGGAGATCGTATTGCTCTATATTGTTCTGGAAGTTCAACGACAGTGACTCTCAATAGCTGGCTATTAAAGTCATCCAGTGCTGGCCTTGGTATTGTCCCAACTTTCACAAAGTCTAATGTGTCGTAGGATATTGTAAATGGAAATCCCATTTGGTTTAAATCTACCAGAACAGGAATCAGTCGACCCATACGGGCAGTCCCTTGAAAATGTTGTCATAACGCAGTTCGGGGCAAAGTTGAGAATTGGATCATCTGAACTGATTGATAGTTCCTCATCGTCTGCTGTCGACGGGATATATGATTGGAAAGAGCAGTCAATCGTTATCGCTATCAGTGCCGGTGATGTGTTCAAAATGACCGACTCTGCCTATCTTTCTGGGTCTGTCTTATTACTTGAGTCTGGTGATTACTTACTCCTTGAAGACTCTTCAAGGCTGTTTCTTGAATCTTCTGCTGCGATTACAGATGTTTCAGGCGCAACGTCTATGGTTTCAGGAACAAGGGTCACATGGGCGAACTTCGGTGACTACCTGTTCATGGCGAATGGCGGGAACATTATGGAACTCCACCCATCAACAAGCCAAGTCACCCACGGTGGAAACGATTATACCTGTATCTATAATAATATCGACATAGAACCAGGGGTTACATCTGGATGGGCGACCTATTGGCAGGATGACGGTGCGGGAAGTTCTCATAGCGCATGGGCTGGTGGGGTGAGATATGGGTCTGGAAAAGCTGATGTTGTTGAGGACGCAGACTGCCCGACAACGGTTAAGTTCATCGACGTGGCAGACTCTTATCTTTTAGCAATAGACGAGTCATACGGGTTTATGGCGTTTTCAGTCGTTGATGAGCCGTGGAATTGGGATTCGGATTACGTGTCTGCCGAGGGACTACCGGATGATGCAACATGCCTCAAGGTTGAAAACTCAGATGTTTATGTTGGAGGGTCAAGGTCAGTAGAAATCTTCCAGAATGACGGATCAACACCTTGGGTCAGTAGTTCATACGGCTCAATAACTCACGGTGTGTTAGCTCCATATTCATTCACCTACTGTAAAGATGTTGGATTTTTCGTCTGGATCGACAACGATAAGCGCCTTGTCAGCCTTCAGGGGAGAATACCTTCACCACTTAACCCGACACTCGATACGTTTATTAGTTCTCTTGCCAGGGTGTCTGACGCAATCGGAGACTTTATTGCCCTGAATGGCGTTCCGTTTTTAATCTTACAGTTTCCATCAGATGAAAAAACTATTTCTGTGAACCTGTCAAACAACACATGGTCTGAATGGTTCTCAACGGACACAAACGACTATAAATGGGATGGAAATTGTGTTGCTTCTGTTCCGAGGTGGGATACAGTCCTCATCGGTGATCGAACAGATGGAACGATAAAGTCAATAGACTACAGATACAAGACAGATGACGGAAACGACATCAACGCAATCATCAGAACACCGAGAGTCGTCACGCAGGGCAGGGCTAGGGTTGGACATCTTGTTCTTTATTTCCTCAAGGAGACAGAAGCACAGAGCGCAGGAAGCGCAACCATGACTGTCAGGTGGCGTGATGATGGTAACGACTGGTCGACAGCAAGAACAGTGACACTATCGGACAACGAAAAAACCAACTATGTCAAAAAGACGTACCGCCTTGGGTCATACGCGAATCACAGACAATACGAGTTCGACCTGACGAACCTCCATCCATACACGCTGACAAAGGTTGAACAGATATGAAACCCCCAAAGAATGAAGCGGAAGAAAAGATTTTTCCAAGGCTCGTTGCCGATAGGTTCAACGGGCCTGTTTTTTTACCTAAATATGCAACAACAGACCTTCCTACATTAAAAAGCACAGACAGGGCGATTGCATGGGATACCACGGCAGGATCCTTGGTCACATGGGATGGGAGTAGTTGGAGTTGATACAAATCAGAGAATATACCAGCGAAGATTATCAACTGATTGAGCAGCACGTTATTGATTTTTGTCATGAAAACAACGCTGACGAATTAACGGTTCTTGCCAACATAAACAGGGGTCTTACCAATATATCACTCGCGTTTAAAGACGGTGCGCTTGTTGGGTTAATTGGCTGGATAAAAGCCAGCCATGCAGCTATCGGTGAGTTTTTTTATGTACCCAAACATTTAAGAGGTGGAAGGTCTGCATACAAATTACTCAAACATGCTGAATCCCTTGCAAAGTTTAACAAGTGTGAAAAGTCTATATCTATTGTTGGGAATGAGAGAATACGCCTTTACAAGCGAAGAGGATACGCACAAACAAAAACCATCATGGAGAAGCAATTATGAAAGAGTACAATATTAAACAAAACGGGAACGTAATCCTTGCCGTTGCACCGACAGGCATCGTTTATGCTGAACATGGTGGGTCTGTTTATGCTGGTGATCCTGTTACCGCAGTAATTGGTGGTGGTTTGGGACTAGCAGGGAGTCTTATCGGCGCAAGTAAAGCGTCAAGTGCAAGCAAATCTGCTGCTAATGCTCAGAGAGATGCAACGGCATACCAGACAGACATGCAAAAAGAGATGTACGACCTGACACGCGGTGATTTTGCTCCGTACAGAGACATGGGCCTTGCTGCTATTCCATATCTTCAGAACAGCGCATTAAATCCACAGGGGATTACAGAATCAAGGGGAATAGCCAACTCTCTCTATGGTATGAACAACCAGTTTTCACCCCAGAACCTTCCAAGTACAAACATCAACACCTCACTTCCAGGGGCAAACATCAACACCTCACTACCTCAGACCCTTGTTGATCTCAACCTTCCCGATACGGGAATTAATGTTGATTTTGATGCCCTTGAGCGCGACCCGATCTATCAACATAAACTTCAGGCGGCACAAGAAGCGGCAAAGAGGTCTCTTGCTGGAAGCGGATTGCAAAACTCAAGGTATGGGGTCAACGCGCTGTCTGATGTATCTCTCAATACAGCGGCCAACGAGATAGACAACCTCTATAACAGGGCCGTAGGAGATTACAACAGGAAATACAACTCAGCCATGTCTCAATATGGTGCTGATACAGAACAATACAACCGTGATTTACAAAACAAACTTTACCAATATGGATTTGATTCAGACAACTACAATCGGGGCTATCAAAACTCAATGGCTCAATACGGCTTCGACACGGACGCTTACAACAGGCAAAACTCAAGGTCACTGATGAACTATGACGTTGACCAGCAGAACTACGCTAGAGCCTACAATCAAGGTCAGAATTACCTGAATACCGTAAATCAACTCGGAAATCAGCAGTATGGAAGACTGACTGACTTGGTTGGTATAGGTCAAGCATCCGCAGGACAACAGGCCGCAACAAATCAAAACTATGCTAACGCATTGACTGGTATTTCTCAGGCCAATGCTAACGCTCTTGGTGGTATTTATCAGAATCAAGGACAGCAGGATGCGAACACTTGGGCCAACTTAGGCGCTCTTCCAATGACCATGTATAACAACTATCAATATAACAACGCATTGAACAACCTTGGTTCTGGTGGATATTCAGGCCAATACAGCCCAGGATACGGATGGATGACGCCATGATTGATACCTTCGCACCGTTACATAATGCACTCGCCAGAGGCCAGCAACAGAACAACGCGATAGCTAATCTGAAAATGCGCCTTGAGCAGCAACAATACGAAAGGCAGCGTCAGGCCCAGATGGACGCTCAAGCAAACGCCCTGTATCAAGCAAAAATGGCAGAGTATCAACGCAAGCTAGACGAGGCAAACGCTCTGAAACAACGACAGTCACAAGGTGACTCATTGATTAATATGAGTGATCCGCGCATGTCACAGAGTGGCCCATATCGAAATATAGGACAGGGGTACGGGCAACCGACAAGAGAGCGGTCGTTAGAAGAACTCGCATACATTCAACCGGAGAGGGCTAAGAATATTTCAGGGGCGCTGAGTGTTGTCAATCCAAGGGTTGACCCGTTCGAGTTTTGGACTCCAGAAATGAAGGCACAGTTCGCGGCAACACAAGATCCAAGAGCAAAACAAGCCCTTTATGCAGCAACACAGGCGAAGCTTGAAAACAGTGCTGCAGGTAGATCACAGATAATAAATTCAGTTTATCCGCAGGGTGAATTAACAGTAGGACAGCAGGAGACGGATAAGAAGTATGCCCCAGAGTTCTTAAAGTGGACTCAGGGGGGTAGATATGACGCCATAAAAGGGATATCACAGCTAGAAGAGGCATTATCGACACTAAAGAGTGGTAAAAATGTAACGGGAGGGGCGGTAAACTACCTTCCAAAACAAATGCAGCCAATGGCTAATAGCCTTGCTGTATCGACGCGAGAGAAAGTTGAGGAAGTTGTTCAAAGAAACCTCAGGGTTATTCTTGGAGCGCAGTTTACAGAAAAAGAAGGTGTTCGCCTGATAGAGCGTGCATATAATGATAAGTTAGATGAAAAAGAAAACGCAAAACGCGTGAGAAGGCTGATAAACCAGATAAAAAAAGCAGCGGCAGCAAAAGATAGCGCTGCTGATTATTACAACAAAAACGGAACATTGCAGGGGTGGGGTGGTGAATTGCCGAAGCTTGATGACTTTAAAGACGCAATAGGCCCAGTGCCTAAAAATAGTAACATCAAAACAGCAGACGAATATCTAAAATCAATAGGTATGCCATGAACGTTCAAGACGTTATAAGCGACAAAAACTTTATAAACCTCTCTCCGGCAGAGAAGCGTAAAGTTTTACAGAAGATAGACTCAAATTTCGCAGACCTACCAAATGCAGAGCAGATGAGAGTTGTAAATAAATTAAAAGGCATCAACAATAAACCTAAAGATGTTCCTGAATGGGGAAAAGGCAACCCGAATCTTTATGGCGTCTATGGTGCTGCAAAAGGGGTTGGACAAACAATAAGAGACACAGGGGGTCTTGCTGTTGAGATGGTTAAAAATGCCCCTGGTGATTTTGTTGAATTACTTAACGAAACAGGCCAAGGAATTATCAACACTCTCAACCCCAACCCACAAGAGAACACACTAAATGCTATCGGTAGTTTAGCCCTTGGTGGTGTCCAAAAAATTATTCCAGGAGAACAAAGTCAAGAAGGTTTCTTTGACGCCGCTGTTGGTGGAATCTCGGACGCAGTAGGAAGCAAAGAAAAACTTAATCAATACCTAGCAGAGCACCCAATGAAGGCTGCTTCGTTTATCCCCGCCGCTGGTCTTGCTGTTGGTGGCCCATTGTCTGTAGTAGGGAAAGCATCAAAGGTTAAGAAGGTTGCAGACCTTGGTTCTGATATTATTAACACATCAACAAAGCTTGACCCAATAAACGTGGCTGCGAAGGCGGCAACGAAACTCACAAAGGGATTTGGAAATGCTTCTGCTCAGGGGTTTGGTCTTATATACGGCGCTGGAAAAGAGGCCGTAAAAGAGGCGTTTATAAATCGCGGAACACGCTTTACAAAAGCCATGCGCGGTGAAATCGACTTTGCTGAGACACTAGGAAGGGCAAAAGAAGGCCTAGCACAAATTAACATAGAAAAAGGACGTAAAATCCAGTCAGCACTTGGGAAGATAGGCCAAAACAGGAAAATAAATATTGACATAAGGCCAATAAAATCAAAACTTCAAGATATGATGAAAAAATACAACATTAAGGTTGTAGATGGCGACCTTGATTTTAGCCGTTCTGGTCTTTCTAAATCAGCAAGAGCAGATGTTTCAGAGATTATTCAAGATGTTTCTTCGTGGGGTTCTCAGGCTGGAGACACTTCACCCTCTGGACTTCATATTTTAAAGATGCGCCTAGATGATTTTTATTCTGACAGCAAAGGTACTAAGGCTATTGTTAGCGCCATGCGAAAGTCAGTGAAAAATGAGCTTGTAAAGCATGTCCCTGAGTATGCAAAAGCTATGGATGATTATGCAGCCTCAACAAGAGTTGCGAACGAGATTGAAAAAGCCCTGTCTCTTGGTGATAAGGCCATGATGGACACGGGGATAAAGAAGCTTCTGTCAACCAACAGGCAAAACTTTGAGTTCAGAAAAAGCCTTCTTAGCCAACTTGAAAAAGAAACAGGACTAGACCTTGCTGGCGAGATTGCTGGACATGCAATGAGCGAGTGGACACCGAGGGGCTTGATGGGGGTTTTACAACAAATGTCAGTCGGCGCAGGGGCTATCTCTGGGAACCTGGGGTATTTAGCAATGCTACCGCTTATGTCTCCAAGGGTGGCAGGAGAGTTTTTAAGGTTTGCTGGTGTTCCAGCAAAGAAAGCGCATGCTCTTGTTTCTGCCCTTAAGCTTCAATCATCTAAAGTCACTAATGCTCGGAATATTGGAGCGGCAACACAAAGGGCTAAAGAAAATTATCGCGGTCAAAATACTGTTTCGCCCAAAGGTAAAAATCTACAGGAGCAAACAGGAATAGAGTAAAGAAGACAGCCATAATAAAGCCACACACGATATTGAAAATATATCGGCTAGGGTCAATCTGAAATGCTCCATAACTGGCGATTAGAAATGAAGCAAAAAAAACGCACTGTCTAGCGATCAACATAAACAAAACCCTACCACAAACGGCCACTTTTTCAAGTGGCTTTTTTATTTGGAGGACAAAAATGGGGCCAAGATTAAAACTATCCCTTAAAAAAAGAAGCATAAAAGTGAAGAAGCAAACCGGGACGCCAGCATCAGTTACTTTCGGCGGTGACGCAAATGTAACCTTTGATGGTGATTCAGATGTAACGATGGGTTACGAATGATCTCCTATAAGAAGCTCCACGATGAGGTGAAAAGTCTCTGGAATTGCGACTTTTGGCCGACTGAAAATAGTTATCTTCCCGTTGACATAGACTGGTTTGAACAAACTCAGGCTGGCTGTCAGTACCCCTATGTGATTGATCGACTCTTTGAATGCGAAGAACTCGCTGACCTGTTTGTCCTCCAGTTTAAAATGCAGCACATTAACGAACTATTCAGCTTCGAGCGAAACAGTGAAAATCCATTCGATGAGCGAGGTGAGCGGGTCTTTGTCGGTGAAAGAGAAAACCTTTACAACTACGCTATCGGAGTGGCCGCAGGGACGCAATTTGATGGCAGGAAGAGGAACCACACGGTTAACATTTTTTACGCAGACGGACTTTATTTATATGACTTTCAAACGAGGCGCATATGGAAAGCGTCAAAAAACGACAAGATTTTAAAAGTGAGGTTTTAAAATGAGACTTATTCTATTTATCGTGGTTCTTGTTCTCTCTGGGTGCGCTCAATACGGACAGTTGGACAATTTAGCTTCTACAGCGGCGGTCGAGTTAGACGCAGATGCAAACGGCGCATGTGATATTAGTAAGGGTTGTTCAAACTCAACCACGGCAGCAGGGGCGAGAACAAACCTTGGACTTGCTATCGGGTCAGATGTTCAAGCCTACAGTGCAACAAATGTTGAATCGGGTGACATTGACACACTCGCTAAAGTCAACGCGATTATCGGTGACGCTACCCTGTTAGACGATGGTGCAATCGCAGACTCGACCGCTATCGGCCTGACAACTGGTGATAATTACACAAACTTCGGGGTTGTGACCGACGATAGTATAAATGAGTTAATGGCCGCGATTGATACAGCACTAGCCTCTGCTGGTGGGGATGATCTTGGTGATGTTGATACTTTGGCCGAACTCAATTCTGCCATAGCTGACGCAACCATCCTCGATGATGGAGCTATCGCTGATTCAACAGCTATCGGACTTACAACAGGAGATAATTATACAAACTACGGTGTTGTCACAGACAATAGTATAAATGAACTGCTGGCCGCGATTGATACGGCTATAGGTGGCCTTGCTGGTGGGCATGATGCTGTAACCCTTGACACTGATGTCAGTGCAGTAACCTTAACAGATCAAGTCATAGGTACGGATGCAACCGTTGAACAGCTTGCAGACCTGACTCCAGTAAATTCCTCGGTACTTGGATTTGACGGAAGCGGTAATATTGATACCTACGCCGCAGGAGAGACCCTACCTTTTGCGATTGGTGTCACCACGACCAACTTTGGAACAAACTTTGCCAACGACACCGATCACGATACAGTACAGGAATTGTTTGACATTATTGATGATCTAAGCCTTGGAGGAACTACGGAACTATCAGACGATACCACTCCTGTCCTTGGTGGAAACCTCGATATATCAACCTTTAACATTGAAGGGGTGGACGCAACAGAGTTCGGTTATGTCGACGGTGTGACTTCAGACATACAAACTCAGTTTTCAAATATCCTCGACGGAACGACAGCTTTCACAGATTTCAACGGGGCTGACATTATTGACTCAGACAACTATGCTGCTAGTTCAATCGACCTAGAACATTTATCAGCGGGTGCGAAATTCCAGTCTTTAGCCGTTGCCGATCTTACCGACTCAACAACTCCATCTGTCCTGACCGCCGCTGAAACCACAAACAAGGTTATCTCGAACTACAAAGCCAGTGGCGCTGACCATGTATTCACTCTGCCCGCAGCACACGCAGCGGCAAACGTCATATTTGCTATCGGTGATGAGTTCCAGATCGACATTGAGCCTGACAGTGGAGAAAACTTCTATCTCAATGGAACGGCTATGGCTGCTGATGAGCATATCCAAAACACAGCCGATACACTCGGTCAAAGAATTGTCGGATATTGCGTGAATATCAATGGTTCTCTCACCTGGATGTTTTATTCTTCCGACAGCGATTTTGTTGAGGAGACCCCATGATAAGACTACTTTTAATCCTACTGTTAATCCTGCCCTCTCATGCTTTTTCTGA